ATGGTGAAGTCGCACTTGCGCCTCACACTCCTCAAATATGTAAGTCATAAATCTGTGGTCAGTTCGTTGCGTATTTAGTTGGGTTCGCTCACGAGCCAGTTCTAGCAACATCTCCTCGCTGTATGTTTTCATTTCTGTTCCCCTTTCACGAGATAATTAAATCATACAACGAATGAGACCAAATGCTGAGTCGATTACGAGCCCCGCAATCGACTCAGCATTTGATATCGGGCGTGTTAAGGTACATTCGTACCCCAGCCCTGACAAGTCGGAGTACACAGCAGTTAGACGCTAAGGTTCACCACCAACGCTAAGGCTCTGAGAGAGGGTTCTAGATAACCTCACTCATCCGCCCGCCTCTTGTGCGTTCCATCCGCCTCTCACGACAAGCTGCCGATGGAGTAGCTATCCAGTCAGGGTTGGGGTATTTTTTTGTGAAACAAGGGCCCCGCTTTTGCGCTCCCCACCCGGGGCTCGCCTAGAGCAAACTACAAATGATGCAGTTTGCCTAGTTCGCCTAACTTAGGTCGAAATGATGCTCGCAACACGGAATGACAGCCGTACGCATAGGGCGCATTTTTACTGCGCCTGAGCAGGGCTCGGAAGAACCGAACCATTCGGCGAGATAGCACTCGCCACGACCGTCATCATATTCGGGGTAAAAATCGCCCCCGTCAAACGGATTAACCATTGGAATCACCTCGTTTCACATAGTTAATAAAAGATTACGACACGAGATATCAGATGCTGGTTTGGTAGGCCCCGCTTTTGTGCTCCCCACTCGGGGCTCTTATCAGCGAGTTCGCCTTTCGGCACACTCGCTTCAGTTTTGTTATGCGCCTATTCGTCTTTCTTGCGCAGAAACATCAGCAGACTCCCAAGCGTATTCACGATAATCTGCTATGAACTCAACGACCTCAGCAGGCAGCGAGTCCTCATCAAATTGGTGAATTTTACCCGAGCCCTGACAACGGTCGCAAGGTGCGTCATATTTGCCAGATAGATAACTCTCACGGGAATCTGAATCCCACTCAGCGAAATCCTCACTAGACATAGCACCGAATCGGCGAGAGTGCGAGCCATTACCTGCGCAATAGTCACAAATTACCCAAACCATATTAAAAGTAAAATGTGAAAGTCTGCCGTCATCTACGGCATCTTTAATCGCTTCCATAAGCCACGACTCAGACTGATTGATATCAGCCTCACGCCTAAGTTGAATATCGTCATAATCTATACGCATAAAAATCCCCTTTCAGTTGAATTTAGTAATTCTACAAAAGAGAGATATCAAATGCTGATACGCAAAGTCCCGCTTTTGCGCATCACATAACGGGGCTCTTATTGACGAGTGGACCTATTCATTTGGCATACGAGTTTCAAGGGACGACGAGACACCAGACGAGCGATACGGCGACGACCCGCCAGACGGGTAGCCACATTTCGAGCAGCCGTGCTCGCAAGTGAGCCTATGAGCTGCCCACCAGCGACTTGCTGAGCGCACGGACGGACGCAGATTATGAAAGAAATCACGGGTGGCGTCTCCGGCCTTTGTGGACAAAATCGAATAAGTCGGGTCGGACAAAAAATGGACGGCCGTCCCCAATGCTCGATTTTTTTTATAAAAACGCAGCGAGAGTCTGAACAGGGGGCGACGATAATACTTGGCCCAAAAATGTTTTAATTCCATAACTAAACCATAGTGGCCCTGATATCAGATACTGAGTTCGCGTGTCTTAGCTTCTATAGGCCCCGCGTTTGATTTTTTCAATAGACAGCGGGGCTAATAAAAAAATAAATGTTACGCAACAATTTTATCTTGGCAATTACTGCAAACTACTTTGCCATATTCAATCAGAGGCTCGCTTTCGTTCGCTTTGCGCCCATCGCTCGCACTTCCCAAACAATGTCATCGTGTTCGGCTTCAAGTGAGGCGAACACGCTTCCCGTTGAAAGTGGCAGCATAAAAGTTACGAAAACTTGTTGCCCGTCAATTTGAATTGCCGATACCTCGCCGCCGTATTCGTCAGCGTCAGTATAGCCAGCGTCAGTATCGCCGCCGACTACGTGCAGCCCGTCAAACTTGATTTTCATACCAACTTTGACATCTTGAACTTTGATTTCTCGCTTCATCATTGTTGCCATCTTGTATCCCCTTTCGTGAGACAATTCCATCATACCCGACCCGATACCAAATGCTGAGTTGTGGATTTGAGTCCCGGGATTACTGTTCAAATTGGCGTAGCGGGGCTATAGAAAAAATAACTTAAAAAGTGTGGCAGAGTTTTTGCCCCTGCCACACTCGGGGGTTACTTGCTTAGAACTTTCTCAAGTCTTGGATGAGTGAACTCTACGCCGTAAGTTTCCTCGTAGATTTTTATCAACTGACGGAGTGCCGTCTTTTTGTTTCGGGCAGTTACGCCGTATTGGTGAGCAACATAGCTCAGTGGCACTTGGCAGGTTTTCATTCCAGTATTAATCTCAAAGATATAGGCGTGTAGCAGAGTGATGAACCCTGCGTGTGGCACTGCCTCACCCGTGAGTAGTGTTCCTGCTTCATCAACTTGCGTTCCCTCAATAACGGCTTCTAATTTCTCGTTCATTTGATATCCCCTTTCATTGAGACAATTTCATCTTATCTCATCTGATATCAAATGCTGAGTCAAAAATATTATTTTCAGGCGGCGGGGCTGCTGCCGGAGTTATCTTTTTTTGGCGGTTGGGTGATTGCCTCGGCTGCGCTTAATGGCCTGCCGCTTTCTGATTATCAAAAAAGAATAAAGAAGTAAAACAATAATTCCAAGATTACGCATTAGTGGCCGCCTCTTTCGCTGTATGTTGTGAGACTTTCTTCTACTGTCTTATGATAGTCGCCTCTTTCGGCCATAAACTTGCCATCGGAATAATAAACATTCCAGACGACGAATGGTTTAAAGCCTGACCAATAGCACAAAACTACCCAAGCCGCACGATGTTCGCTGGTCGCCATTTGAGTCTGGTGATATTTCAGCACTAGGGCGCCATTTTCTAAAAGGCTGCCTACTTCAATTGTGTCTTTGACTAGTGGATAGATTTTCATTACCATTCCCCTTTCAACTGGACAACTTAATCGTATCTTATCTGATATCAAATGCTGAGTCAATTAAATCATAGCCCCGTAGAAACAAGAAAAATTACGGGATTTCTGGAGTCCACGCCAATATTTCGTGCGACAACTTAGAGACATCAAATCCGTAGTAATCAATAATAAGTTGATTAGCAGTAGTCTCAGCCGTGTCGCTGTCGGGTGCTTCAACATTTACCGTCATCACGAAATAATCGGCAACGAATTGAACCGTGTAATAATTTGAGGTAACTTTTGACATTAGATTTGGTGGATAGTCCAACGATAGCCCCAGATTTCGGCGAAATTATCCCACGCACGCTCACCCTTTAGGCGAATAAGTTTGCCATTAAACATACCGTTTATCTGTTCTGGCAGAATGTGTTTGTGCGTAAATGTGTGGCTATCAGACGCCCCACAGCCGTTTAATTCAATCCAAACCTGTTGTCCATCGTGGCAGATAAACTTGCCAATGACTTCTGCGTATCGTGCGTGAGTGTTAAAGATTTCGACTACCTGCTCACAAGTTGTCGTTTTGTTGCTCATTTGCGTATCCCCTTTCGTTGAGATAATTCCACTTTAACACCCGTGATATCAAATGCTGAGTCGAGTCTTAAAACATAGCCCCGGGCTGAACTCTAACTGTGATGCTTGGGGCTCACCCGCAATTAACTCTATAAGACCGACTCGGAATTTGATATCGTGCGGGATATAGTGGTATTAACAACGAGCCACTAAAGGGGGCAAGTATGAAGGTAATCAATGAAGGTAGAGAATGGATAAGATTCGTATTAGTCTGGGAATTCTCAGATAGCGAACTTTATTATTCAATCTGGGATGATGCTCAACGAGAATCCTATAAAGAGGAATTTATGCTAGACCTAAAGTCTGGGATAGATACGCCTAAGCCACGTCTGTATGCCCAGATAGCGAATGTGGAATAATGGGCAATCAATTCGCCAAGGATTTGAGAGAGGGCATTGTTGAATTTGCACTTGGTAGGTCAGAATCAATCCGACTGCACCTAGCCGTCAATCACTATCCGCCTGTGCCTGCGATTATGGCGTCAGTGTGCGAACAGGCCATTGATAGTTATAACGCCAATCTCAATGGTGATGAATTGATTGAGATGCCAGAGGGTATATCGTGGCGAGGTAATTCGTCTGCACCTGCGTGGGCAATCATTGAGAGCCACCACCTAGATGAATGGTGCGACTCAGGTGATGAGGTGGATTCATGATAACTAAGAGCCTATTTAGAATTCTAATAAAGTATTTAATGGCACGAATTTTGCGAAGGTTGAGATTGAGGCTTGAATGACGACTACTAAAGATGAACAATTAGAGCCGTTGACAATCAAGGCAATCGCTAAATGCGTAGAGTGTGGCAAGTTATTAGTGCCAGATGAATATTATTATGGGCACGATTGCGAGTCTGAGAATTAAATAAAGTATCGGGCGAGATATGTCGTGCCTGACAGGGGCCCCGCATACGCGCCTGCGGGTTCGCCCGTGCCCGTGCGCGGGACTTATCTTTGGTCTCTCTCCCGGAATCTCTCAGCATTTGATATCGGGTCGGGTAAAGTTTAATTGTCTCAACGAAAGGGGATGCGAAATGAATTTCCAATGCGAAGCCGTCAATCGTGATGACGGAACGAATCACGAAGTCAAGGTTGAAACCTTCAGGGGTTACGATTCAAGCAACATCGTTGCGGGCTTACTCGGCGACAGTTCGCTCACCACATACGCAAGGGTCGAATGTGAGTGCGGTTGGCACGCCTACTGGAAGTTTGCGAAATGAAAAAAACTGCCGAAGAAATTGAGTGGGAGGAAGCCTTCTCGGAAAACGAGCAGGCTCTCATCAGGGTCATCACGGTCTTCACGGGAATTGAGTACCCGAGCGTCAAGCCCAAAGAAACGGAGTAAAGAAAAGGGCTCAGACCAAAATTCCGGGGGGTTTTTTCGTTTTGAGCCCCGCCGTCTAGTCGCTTGACGTATTCCACCGGGAATGTGCGTTGAGCGTGTTTCGTTTCTCTATTGCTTTTCTTCGGCGTCGTGCGCATTCGATAATCTCGTGTTCTCCTTTGAGGGTCAGAACATATCGCTCACCCTTCGTCGCCAGATAACCCCGGGTTACTAGGGAAGTAAAGTATTTTTTGAGTTTCGATGGGATATCTGGTTGCCGGTTTCTTAGATTCCAAAAATCCATAATCGAGAAAGGGGCTACCTTTTGTCGCATTTTTGCGTAGCAGAGGATTACGTAGGACAGCGAATCCCAGTTGACACTATTTGGTTTCACTACCCCACCATTCATATTTGCCACGATATCATTTCCTGTATGGATATGTCAAAGCAAAAATGGATGAATAATATGTCTTATACGGAATTTCTGGCTGATGTGGCCATCGAGTATCAAAATGATTTATGGAGAGAGACCCACGCAAAGAAAGATGTTTTATACAAAGAAGCCAGAAGTTATGGTCAGGTTTATGTGGACTCACTTAGCGTTATGCGCCCCAAAATAGCAATCAAATTAACCCGTTCGTTAATGAACCCGGTTATGAGAAACAATTGCCCACCAACCGTTCATGAGTTTGTGGAAAAACTATGGGGAAAATCTACTGCCGAGGGCAACAACTTGATTGACGGGGAAGCCTAACTATCAATCCCGGCCGGGGCTCTGGTGTGATAATTATTTGTTCAGTATCTAATTGCTGAGACGCCTCTGGGTTCGATTCTGGGGTTGTGTTATTGGTTTCGTCTGGATTGCTCATTTAGCAATGATACAGCATTAATTATTGGTTTTTATTTCCAATATCTATCTTTACTCTATGTTTAACCACATAAGCAAAATTGTGTAAAGAGCAACACTCATTAAGGTTGTAAGAGTTTAGAACAGTCTTACAGCCAACCTCGGCGCAAACTCGTTCGGCGTTGCCGTGTTTTTTCTTAAATCTTCGCTCTCTGAAATATTGAGAGCGGTCAATTTTTTTTAATTCCGTAGTCATTTTCTCCCCATTTAATTAATTTAATTGATGTCTCCCCCACGCTTGGCGTAATGGAAAGGGGGTAAAAAGATACCGTCCAAACGCAAGGGCAGACATATTTGGTGAGCACCCGTTATAGATTGCCCACCAAAATTATTTATTCGGTGCTAAAGTCCTTGTATAGATTAAAGGCTTTTGCCCAAACAATGCCTAATGCCTCAGCCTGTGCGTTACTGACGCAAGGTATGTGGAAAATATGAGAGTCGCTACTGTCTCCAGTAGGTGACGAGCACCATATTTCCAAAACATTGTCATTTATTACCAAAGTAGAGGGTGTGCCCCTCATTTTGACTACTGATTCCATTTTAATTCTCCCTTTTCGCTTGGTTAGTTAGATATTACCTGACAACCAAATTATAGTTGCCCTGATATCAAATGCTGAGTCAGTTTTTTTTAAACCAAGCCACCTATGCTTTTACCTAGTGGGCTTCTAATCCCAGCGTCCATTTTGACGACTGGTATCCCGGGGCTTTGTGTGTCTGAGTTCTTGATTTCAAGGGCATTGATTCTGACTGTAAGGTTCTGGACGAGTTTTTGAAGTGTGTCAATCTCTCTAGACATATCTTCTATCGCTTGGGTGAACTCTTGTTCTATCGATGACATATCCATATCAAAAGAGTATAGCGACTATTATTGGGCTGTGCGTATGTATCTATCGAATGATGGTTTAGTGTTTGATTTTCCGTATGATGCCGAAAAAGTTGCTGCGATAAAAACGATTAATGGCGCTAAATGGGACAAAGTTGCCAAACTATGGAAAGTTCCTTTGACATCAATTGTTGCTGCCAGAGAATTCGCTTTAACGAATGACTTTGAGATAACAAACGAATTGATGAGGTTCACGGTTAACCGGAATACCCCGACACGCAGGGTCTATGCGCAAGATAATTGGGTTTTTATGAAGTTCCCTTATGAGCGAGTGATGATAGCTGCCGTAAAAAAGCTGCCACAGGTTACTTGGGATACCAAGGAGAAGGCTTGGAAAGTGCCGGTAACATCTGCCCAGAGCGTAATCGAGTGGGCTAACAAGTTCTCCATACCGATAGATGATGGTGTTAAAGAGATAGCGATTGCTGCCACGGAAGTCCTTGACCGACTCATCTCTGCATCTCGCTCAGTTGATGCTGAAATTGAAGTAGTCGGACTTTGTGGGACTTTGCTGCCATACCAGAGAGCAGGTGTTCAGTATGCTGCGAAAGCAAAACGAACATTCATTGCTGATGAAATGGGCTTAGGTAAAACAATTCAAGCAATAGCAGCCATTGAATACACGCATTCCACAACGGCTTCGTATCCCGTAGTGGTTGTATGCCCACCAAGCTTGGTTCTGAACTGGAAAGCAGAATATGAAAAATGGTTGCCGAAGAAAAAGGTGGTAACCATATCCAATAGAAAGCTATTCCCAGAAAGTGGTTATGATGTTCTGGTTGTTGGTTATAGCAATATTTCTCATTGGGAAAAAGAATTACTGAGTCATAAATCTTATGTTTTTGACGAAAGTCATTACTGTAAAACTCCGACTGCGCAGCGAGCTAAGTCTGCTGCGAAATTAGCCAAGTCGGCAGATAAGAACGGCATTGTTCTATGTTTGACCGGAACACCCGTAACCAATCGCCCTGCTGAGTATGCGTCTCAACTCGACATACTTGGCAAGTTAAAGGAGTTTGGTGGCTTGTGGGGGTTCTACCGAAGGTATTGTGGGGCTTATCAAGATAACTACGGTCAGTGGAACATTAGTGGCCATTCTCATCTAGACGAACTAAACGAAAGGCTGCGTGGTTCTTGTTATATCAGGCGAACAAAAGACCAAGTTTTATCTGAGCTACCACCCGTAGTCCATAGTCGAGTTTTGGTTGAGGGCACACCTAATGGAATGGTGGAATACAAGAAGGCTGAAGAAGACATTATAAAATACATTACCGACAGGGCTAAGGCTATTGCTCTTGAACTTGGCGAGAACCCGTATTCAAAAGCTGTCGCAGCGAAGTTGAGGGCAGAAAGCAATGAGCACCTAGTCAAGCTTTCCGTGCTGCGTAGATTGTCTGCTAAGGCAAAAATGCCTGCTGTTCACGAGTGGATAGAGGCGCATATTGCTGAAGGGAAAAAGGTTGTCGTTGCTGCGCACCATAGGGACATTGTTGATGAACTAGCCAAGAAGTATGGCAATTTACGCATACAGGGGGGTATGTCAGTCGAGGAAGTTGAGGCGCAAAAGAAAAAGTTTATGAATTTATCAGTAGAGGCTGCGCCCGTGATGGTTCTATCTATTCAGGCAGCAAAAACTGGGCATACATTGACCGTTTCTCAGGATTGTTTGTTCGTAGAGCTACCGTGGACACCTGCCGACATTGACCAGACCTATTCTCGCCTTCACCGTATTGGGCAGCAAGGCTCAGTAACATCTACCTATATGTTGACTGCTGGAACGATAGACGAGAACATATACAGGCTGATTGAAAAGAAACGAACCGTAGTTAATGCGTCAGTAGAGGGCGATATGGGAGAAAGCGACATATCCTCATCTCAACTTATATTTGACTTTCTGGCAAAGTAGCAGCAGCAGCAAAGCCGGGGCCTTTTTTCGGGGACGTATTGACAATAGTAATGGGGCATTTAAGCCCCACCACTTTTATTTGACTGGATACTCTAGTCCGATAGTTCTAATTCTCTCATCGCCGACTATCGCGAGTGCGTCATAAACGCCCGAGCCTTTTTTCTGAACGATACAGCGTAAATGGTCATCGTGCTCTACGACTACGCCACTTATTTCATTGTCATCGTTATCCAGAAACGTAATTTGAGTGCCTATGTGGATTTTCACAATATCCCCTTTCGTTGAGATGACCTAACACTAACCCACTTGATATCAAATACCGAGTCGGCGAATATAGGTCCTGCTTATGAGCGTGTTACCACGCGTAGCGGGGCTTATGGTTTTGCAGCGTAGGTTGCGGCTGCAGCAACGCAATGTTTTGATTAGTTGAGGCGGGCGGCAGCGAGGCGCTGGGCAGCCTCGACGGCAGCGTCAGCATCGGCTAGGAGTGCGCTAATTTTTTCAAGGTCCCCAAGGGCGTCAATTCTCTTGAATGCTGCCATTGCGATATCTACGATTAAGAGAAGTTCGTTCTCGCTTGATAGCCCGACCGTTTTGCCTTCGTCATCGGCGCCACCCGTTATGACAACGTCTCCGACAATAAGGTCAGTGTTTGCGCCGAAGAACTTATCCCACAGCACTTGAGCAATTGGGTTGTGTGGCAAATTCATTATTTTGCCCTCTTCGTTGCACCAAAGAGTGATGTCGTCACTGAGATTGACGGCTTGGATATAACCACCAACGGCAGCCTGAAGTTGCTCCAGTTCGTTAGTGCTGAGGTCGAAAGGTGTCATTTCGCCTTGCGTTGTAATTTTGACTGCTTTAATCATTTAGTAATTCCCTTCTTGAGATAATTAAATTCTACGGCAGCAGATATCAGATGCCGAGTCGGTCGATTACGAGACTCCAAGCGAGACCAATTCCTCGGGCTCAAGTTCAACCCATTGCCTTTTGTGGTTGCGCATTTTATAGACATAACCATTGTTGATGATGTCTTTAGTTATTGCGAGGAGAACTTCGGTGACCTCTTTGTGGTTCGTGTCCGTAGCCTCCATCCATTCTTCGTCGAGCCTGCCTTCGGCGTAGTCGGACCACATAGTGGCAATAATTTGATAGCCAACAGCACCTAAGTGAAGGTAATTATTAGAGAGAACTTCTTCTAGAGTCGGGTCGTTATTCATTGCGATACTGGATGGCGTCGGATGCTTGCTCGGCGTTCATCGTCTATTTCGTTGTAGAGAGTAACCCCAAACAGTGTTGCCAAGACCGTGCCAGCGACTGCGAGACCTGAGCCACTAACCACTTTGAGGATGTCTTTAGTAAAGTATCCTTCAAAAATAATTATGAGACCACAAGTTGGAAACGAAGCGATAACGCCCATAAGTATTTTCATACATTTCAGGTAGTTATTGCTCTCCCATTTGTTTAACTTTTTGTTTAGGTTGCTTAGGAGTTTCATTTTTATATCCCCTTTCGTGAGATAGTTACAGTGTATTGGACTTGATACCAGATGCTGAGTCGGGCCCGGGGCTTATGCACTCACTTACAATTCAAGTGGCATTACGATAATCGGCGTTTGCTCACCCACCCAAGCACCAACGCAGTTGTAATCGACATACTCCATTGCTTCTTCATCAGTCATCCCATCACGCTCCATAAGTAAATCCATCATCTTGGAGTATGAGTAGACCGCCAGTAGTGGCTCATTAATTCTTTGAGAGAACCCGAGTAGTGCTTCATCAAAGCCATCCATAAGTAAAGCATTTTCGTCTTGCTGGAGAAGAATTTCGTTAATTCTTTCTCGCAGTGGAGTGGGTTTATCAGGCTCAAGTTGAGGTGGTGCTGGTTTCGCTTTTGCTTTATCCATTGGCTTCATCATTGTTGTTGTCCTTTTTAAAAAAGTGCTGGTTGTATGAACTCTATGTCTTTAGGCTCACAGAATTCGTGGCGATATTTATACATCTCATCCTCAATGCTATCTACAACAGTGCTTTTTCCTTTTAACCAAACAACAACTAACCGACGACTAATGCTGTGGTCAGGGATAATGGGTAGCCCACAGATACAGCAATGATATTGAGGCACAGGGTTATCCTACAATGGCCCCGCTGGATTAAACCAACTGGCTTTTACTGACCAAAAATATATTCGTGTCGAATCGGATACTGGCTAACCCGTCTGGGGTGTATTCCAAAAAAGTTGCCTCAACAAATCCTGTTGTGTATCGCTTGCTTGTCCCCTTAACGAAAATGCCGAATGACACTGGGATAGAAACCGTGTCGCCCTTTGTCAAAACTTTTTCAGAGGTCGTCATTGGTCAGAGAACCGTAACCCACGACATTGCTACTCGTAGCAAATTGTCGTAGTCACCAGATGTGGATTCTTTTGTGTATTCAGCGATTTCGTCTGCTGATACTTTCGCTCGTTTGAGTGCTTTCCTTACTGCACCCATAATCGCAAATGCGTTTCCGTCATTGCCTGTAAGTTGGACTTCTATTTCTGGATACTTAACCATTTGTTATCCCCTTTCTAGAGA